CCCCGAAAGGCTTAACAGTTTCACCTGATCTGCGTGTGACTTCCCATGCCAACCAATACACCGAAGTTTGCATCTCGTCTTCACGAAAAGCGCGGTGGAAGCCCTTTTTAGCGTATAGCTCAAATGAGTACTCCACTGCTGGAGTAATCTCACCCTCGATAACGCTTCCATCTGTACGAACGATTTTTAGTCTTGCCATGAGCTGCCCCTTTGTTTAGTTGTTTAGAATGTGCCTGTAGTTGCTACTGCAATGGTTGAGTTAGCAGTAAATGTAATTGACATAGTGCCAATATCTGCCACAGCACCATTGATGTCTGTAGTGTTATTGACTAGCAATGAAACAGTATATAGAGGGTTAGTAGCAGATACTGCTGTTCCCTTGGTCTGTAGAAATACGCATGTAACTGTTGTTCCCCATGCAGCTTGAAGTGTTGCAAGAACATTAGCTGATGCTGTGTCGTTTAGGAAATCAATAGTTACACTGGATGCTTCCAAGCCCTTAACGAACTTGTGTGCTGTGTCGCCCATTGCAGTGACTTCTAGCTCATCAAATGTGCGATTGATTGTTACTGCTGTTACATGGTCAGAAAGATCAACAGTGTTAATCTTAACGCCTACATTGTTATTCAGAAATACAGCCATTAGGATTATTCCTCGTCTTTCTTAGTAGATGCTGGCTTTGGTGTTGGTGTGCTAACCTGCCCGATTTTTTTCAGGAAGGCTTCGTTCTCTTGTTCCCACTCGGACATATTAACTCCAACTCGTAAGGATTGATACGGACATCTCGCAGCTGAGAAGGTCTCCCGAAGCAGCATTGAGAACACTAGGCGCACTGACTGCGCTTACATTATAGGTTAAAGAAGATGCAGCAAGTTTAGCAAATACTCCACATACAAAATCTTCTATACCATTGAGGTTGCCCTCATTATCGAAAAGTGGAGTCGTAATAATCAGCTTAAATGATGCCATTGGGCTAATGCCAATATGCTGATTATTGGTAGGCGTTAAATATGGATCATCGGGGCTAACAATAACTGAGTTAGCCAAGACTGTGGCAGGCGGGAATGCAAAGGTCTGCCATTTAGCATTATCAACTAAGGCTGTGGCAAGTGTTGTTCTAAGTGTCGTGATAGCAACTGGCATTATCCCACCATCGAATTGGGACTTATTGCGTGGATAATCATACCCCGTACTTTGGCGAGTAATTGCGCCGATAATCTATACGGGGATGGCTGGTAATCGACAAGGTTGGAACCAGACAAGCTGGTAGTCCTTGCTTGCCAGATATCGACAGCGATCATCAAAGCTGCATTTTGTATTGCTGTGTCAGTTGAGTAATCGGTTGCTGTTCCTGCAACAATACCAATAGGTTGAACTGCGTGTGTGTTCTGATCTGCACCTACAGCAGCAAAAGAAATAGCGTTAGAGCTAATAGCAGTAATAGTTTTAGCCCCATTATATGGACTGCCATTACGACTGACAGTTACGCTCTGACCCACAAAAAAATAATCTAAAATGTTTTGTTCAAAATACAATGTACCTACATTGCCTGTAATGCTTTGGTAAGTATTGTAAATCTCATTCTGCCAAAGCATTGGAAGCAAGACTGCGTCTGAAGCGTCACAGACTTCTTGAAGAACAGCATCAGTGTATAGCGTGCCGACACCTAAAGTAGTGCGCAATTCGCTGACTGTTGTAAGAGCCATTGCCATTCCTTTCTTAAGACTCTGGGGAGTAGAGGGCTACTACTCCCCAGAGCGACTTAGAGTGTTGCTAGATTACGCTACTGCTAGGAAACGAAATGCAGTTGGGTAACGATTTACAACTGCGCAATATCCGTAGATACCGATTTCTAGCTGGCCATTTGCAACTACATTTGCACGAATCTGAAGTGTGTTTGATTCATGGAATCGCATTGCCATTGAAGGATAAACGAGTGCATACTTAGAGCCTGCATCATTTCCTGTGTAGTTTGGATCAACTACCAATGAAAGTCCAGCAACTGTACCAGCAGTCGAACCTTGAGAAATAAGGCCGTTAGCATTCTGAGGAACTGCCGCCGCAAAAATTGGGCGACCAGTTGAATCCACTGCACCAAGTAGTCCAGCGAAGTCAATATCATTAACTCCACCACTTGTTGCAACTAGCAAGCGGTTTGGTGTTTGGCGCATTACGCCAAATGAATCAGCAATACCATCTGCAATTGACTTATAGACTGTTGAGCCTGTTGAGCCTGCTGAGTTTTGTGCAGCGATGTTTGCAGCATAAGCATCTGTCTTCTGTGCGTATGATGCAGCTAATTCACGAAGATACAAATCTAGGAATGATGGGTCTGAGCGATCAACCAATTCAACATCCAGTTTCCCAGCTCCAGCAAACTTGACCACAGTATCTTCTTGGAAGGTAACTGTTGTGTCTGTTGATGAGAACTCAGCAGCTTCTGCTGTCAATGCAACAGTTGCCTGTGTTCCTAACTTAGGAGTAAAAATCTTCATTCCAGCAGCAGGAAGTGCTGCGCGCTCGATTGAATCGATGAACGGACGAGATGAATCGATGATACCAATTACATCCTTTAGGTATGTTGGTGGAACCATACCTGTGTTCTCTGCGACTGTTGCAACCTGTAAAGCTGCCATTAATTCGCGAGCATCTGCGTCACCGCGTGATGCGTTTAGTTGAGCCTTAGCATATTCGCCTGCTGTAACATTTAGGTTAAGGCGTGGGTTTGTGTAATACATTGCTGTAACTGTAGGACGAGCAGCTTCAACTGCTGCTGCCTCTACTGGTGCTGCAACTGTCTCTGGAGTATTCTCCACAGCTGTCTCGCTTTCTGTTTGTGGGTTTTCTTCAACAGGGATTACTTCCTCTGCTGCGATCTCTAGTATTTCTGAAGACGCAAATGCGGGAACAGTTACTAGAGAAACTTCTTTTAATTTAGCCGATGAGACGACTGTGTATCCATCTTTAGATGGCTTTGATGCAAGGATTTCTGCTCCAATACTCAAGCCTGTAACTAGACCTTCTTGCGCCATGATAAGTGCGTCATTACCGCCTGAGGAGCGACTTAACTTGAAGGTTGCATAGATACCATCTGCGCGAGTCTCTGAAGCAGTCATGCGACCAATTGGCTTCTTTAGATCGTGCTGTGATAGCAACTTAATTTTAGATGGGTCTGCAATCTCAATTGAGTTAGCTGCAAAGGTATATGCACCAAGATTAGTATGGCCGATTTCACCAGTACCAAGTGGCACAATCTTTCCAGAGATTTCTCTGCGTTCTTCTGAGCATTCAATTGATGATGCTTCGATGTATAGAGTTTCCATTAGCTGCCATTCCCGTTAGGTGATAGGTCTTCCATTTGCATTGCTTGTTCTGTTGTAATTAAACCAAGTGCTAACATCTTTTCTAGCACTAACAATCTTTCCATTGGCTCTGTACGCAAGAATGAGTCGTCTAAACTAAACTTTACATAATGTCCAGCAGTGCTGACATCATCCATGCTGAGCCTAGACTCAATGGCTGAAACATAAGGCTGCAATGTAAAAGCAACCATCTGCTTGCGCTCATCCTGCACATTTGCATAGGTCATAGTCGTGTTCATTGAAGCAGACACATAATAAGGATCAACTGAACAGAGTCTTGCGCATTCAGTAGCTAATCCTTGAATTGCGTCTTGGTAGGCCATGTCCTTAGGACTAAATCCTGTAGTTTGATAATCAAGAGTTGCAGTTAAGTAAGCAGTGCCATTATTTTGGCGGGCGCGCTTCCATGCAGCTAAAAGTCCAGTAACTTCATTTGGTGGAAGGTCAGCCCCTGAATTTTTCAGGAACCCAGTCGCAGATGGCGTTTCCAGAGCTACGCTTGCTGCTTTCTGTGCATCGAGTGCAGCTTTGATAGTAGAACCACCAACAGCTAAGATGCCCTCATCTTTTTGAAAAGTAATTAAAGAACCTAAACCCGACATCGGTAACGGAACGCCATCTAAATAATACTGTGTAACAAAATTATTAACTGAGTCTGTATTGAATGTAACGCGATTGTTAGCAACCCAGTTTGCGTTAGCCATTCTGTTATCTTCGAGATATGTCTCGGTAATCTGCCAGTAACTGACTCCGTACATCAATAACGAATCAAGCGTAAAATAAAGCGTCTCAAATCGTGGTTGAGCTTTAGAAGGTTGCTCAATCCATCTTGGTGGAGAAATCATTTCACCTGTAGATTTTTTGTAATACTCTAAAGGGATGCTGGCAATAGTGCCACAGATTAGATCGCGGCATCTTTTAATGCTGGGTACTGAGAGA